CAGGTTTTGATTTTGCGTTACTGGAAGAAGAACTTGAAGGACTTGACATTGATATGTCAGAGTTCGGGTTTGAGCAATATGAACATACTGATATAGATTCCTTATTCGCAGATGCTCCAGAAAAAAAAACGGAAGAAAAGCAAATACAATGTCCGCATTGCGGAGAGTGGTTTACGCCATGAAGATTTACCTTGCAGGGCAAAACGGTCTACATTCCATTGTGGGGGGGGCGGTAAATGATAATATTTTTAGCGGGGGGGGTGTCGGGTAACCTGAAACCTGCGTGGCAAAAGACAAAAGAGCCGACCCCCGAAAGTTTTACACAGGCATTGAAAGATGAAAATTTTTGGCAGGGGGGGGAGTCTCGGCATTGGCTACATGAGGCTTCGCCGATAAAAGAAAATGAAAATATATCTTGCAGGGGTAGCACCATGGAGAGATGGGGGAGCTATGACCCAATAATAAAGGAGCATCGGCCTTACATCTTGGAATCGTTTTATTATGCAGATGAAGATACCGAAAGGCTATTGCCGTTGTTCGGTGATTTTCTTCTTGATAGCGGAGCATTTACTTTTATGCAGAACAGCCACATCAAGGCAGATTGGAACGAATATGTTGAGCGGTATGCGGATTTTATTAGCCGAAATAATATTAGTAAATTCTTCGAGCTTGATATAGATAGCGTCGTGGGGTATCAAGAAGTGAAAAATCTGCGATTTAAGCTTGAAAAGCTAACAGGCAAACAAGTTATACCTGTTTGGCATAAAAGCCGTGGATACGGCGAGTTTGAGCGTCTATGCGATGAATACCCGTATGTTGCAATCGGTGGGATAGTGTCAAAAGAAATAAAGCCTCAGCACTACAAGATATTCCCTCAGATGATAAAGGCCGCTCACAAACATGGGGCGAAAATACACGGGCTTGGATTTACCAACCTGAAATTGCTCCCGAAATATCATTTTGATAGTGTAGACAGCACAGCATGGACAACGGGGAATCGATTTGGATTTATTTATAGGTTCAATGGCACTACGATGATAAAAATTCAAACGCCGAAAGGAAAACGATTGGCGGATAGCAGAAAGGTAGCATTAATCAATTACACAGAATGGATAAAGTTCCAGAAATATGCTGAAACTCATTTATAAAAAAAGAAAGAGAGGAAACCTCAAATGAGAAAAAACCAAAAGAATCTAATTATTTTAACGTCACTGTTCGTAACATCGTTGCTAACGTCAAACATCATAAGTAGCAACGGAATGATTCTGACCAACTTTTATCTTGGCAAGATTCAGTTGCTTGCGCCTGCGGCGGTGCTTGCTTACGCATTGACATTCCTCGCAACAGATGTTATCGGTCAGATATGGGGCAAGAAAGAAGCAAATTTTGCAGTTGCAACAGGGTTCGTCGCACAAATACTTTGCACCGCATTGATATTCTTGACACCTGTAATATTTAAGCCGTGGTTTGTTGGAAGCGACACATACACTGCACTTAACAGCCTTGGGTGGTTTACAGCGGGGAGCTTGATTGCGTATATGTTTTCGCAGACGTGGGACGTATTTGTGTTTCATAAAATAAAAGCATGGGCGAAAAGAATATTTGGAGAGGAAAAATATAATAAGCAAAGGTGGATTTGGAATAATGCAAGCACAATGACAAGTCAGATCATAGACACAGCAATATTCATAGGAATAGGCTTTGGACTTGGGCTGGGAATGCGAGGAACAGAACTCGTTGGAATAATGATGGGGCAGTATTGCGTAAAGTTCTGTTTAGCGTTACTTGACACCCCAGTATTCTATCTATTAACGAGAAACAAAAAAGAGGAGTAAAAAAATGGCAGGAAGACATTCAGAAGCACTTGAATGGACAACTGAAGACAATCTAACAAGAATAAAAGGTTGGGCGAGGGACGGTCTGACCGATAAAGACATAGCCGAAAAGAAAATCGGCATTTCAGAGCGGACGTTCTGCAGATGGAAGAGTGACAACCCGTCCATTGTGGCGTCCTTAAAAGAGGGCAGAGCACCAGTAGACACAGAAGTTGAAGGGGCTATGGTAAAGTCTGCGCTCGGTCACAAAACGACTGTCAGAAAGCCTATGAAACTGAAGACGACAAGAAGAAAAGACGGAATGGAGATAACAGAAGAACATATAGAGTATGTTGACGAAGAAATCTACATTCCGCCACAGGTCGTCGCTCAGATATTTTGGCTGAAGAACAGAAAGAAAGACTACTGGAAAGACAAGCCTGAATCAGAAAACAACGAAGCTATAGAACGCATCGTAGCCAAGATGGCAGAAATACTGAACGGAGTAGACAGTGTTATCGAGTAAGCAACAGGAATACCTGAAGAACTGTAACCACAGGTGGAACATCAAGATCGGGGCGACGGGTAGCGGAAAGTCATGGCTTGACTACGCTTATGTTATACCGAAGCGAATGATGGCATTAAAAGGGCAGGGTGCGTCTGTGATACTCGGCAACACGCAAGGCACAGCGATCAGAAACATTCTTGAGCCGATGCGAGAGCTTCACGGTGAGACTTTAGTAACGGAAGTCAATAGCCGTAACTGGTGCAGGATATACGGCAAGAAGGTCTATGTCCTCGGTGCTGACAACAAAACACATATAAACAGAATACGAGGCATGACGATTGAGTATGCTTACGGCGATGAAATGACTACATGGAACGAAGGAGTGTTCCAGATGCTCAAGTCACGTCTTCGATGTGAGCATTCTTACTTTGACGGAACGGGAAACCCCGAAGCACCAACGAACTATCTAAAAACGTTTTTAGATAGCGGAGCGGATATATTCTGTCAGAAGTCAACGATCTTCGACAATCCGTTCCTGCCAAAACAGTTTGTTGATGATTTATGCGCTGAGTACGAGGGTACAGTTTACTACCCAAGGTACATACTTGGTGAATGGACGAGGGCTGAGGGGCTTATCTATCCAATGTATGAAGACGCTATAATCGACGATTTGAGCGAGGATTACAGCGAGTATGTATTAAGTGTTGACTACGGCACACAAAACGCTTTCTCGGCTGGTTTATGGGCGAGAACGGGGGACGTATGGCACAGGATAGACGAGTATTACTACTCAGGGCGTGAAACAGGAATACAAAAGGCAGACGACGAATACGCAGACGACCTTGACAAGTTCACGGATTGGCTGTTTGAGCTTGACGAAAACGGCTACACAAAGCTCGGTGAAAGACGAAAGCTGGAAGTTATCATAGACCCGTCGGCGGCATCATTTAAGGCGATGCTCCAAAAGCGAGGACGCTACAAAGTGCATGATGCAGACAATGATGTACTAAACGGAATAAGAAATGTTGCAACGTGTCTGAATCGTGGTAAAATCAAGGTGCATAGGTCATGTAAGAACTGGATAAAAGAAGTTGCAGGGTACACATGGGACGACAAAGCAACCGACACACCGATAAAAGAGAACGACCACGCAATGGACGACACAAGGTATTTTGTAAACACGAAGCGCATAGCAAAGGAGAAAAGACATGCACACTTATCAAGATTTGCTTGAGGTAGGCGAGAACGAAGTAAACAGAATGGAGTTTGTCAGGGAAGTTATTTCCACACACAAAAGCTCAGACCTTTACAAGACAGCAAAGATCGCTGACGACTACGACAGAAAAAGAAACACAACGATAGTGAACTATCAGAAACTGCTTTATGACGTAACAGGCAGAGCAGTGCCCGATAACATTTCAGCGAACTACAAGATCACTTCGGGATTCTTTAACCGCTTCACAACACAGCAGGTACAATTCCTGCTTGGTAATGGCGTTACTTGGGAGAACGAAGCGACAAAGACAAAGCTCGGAGAAGATTTCGACAAGAAACTGCAGACGGTTGCGAAAGCATCGCTTGGTGCTGGGGTAGCGTTTGGCTTCTTTAACCTTGACCACCTTGAGGTATTCAATGCCCTTGAGTACGCACCGCTTTACGATGAAGAAAACGGCGCACTTATGGCAGGGGTAAGGTTTTGGCAGGTAGACGCTAAGAAGCCGTTAAGGGCTACGCTTTATGAGATAGACGGCTATACTGACTACATGTGGGAAGACGGCAAGGGTGAGATACTGCATGACAAGCAGAAGTATATCCTCAAGACACAGACGACAGCCGTTGACGGTACAGAGATATACGACGGAGAGAACTATCCAGCATTTCCTATTGTACCGTTATGGGCTAACCCACACAGGCAGTCAGAGCTTGTTGGCATCAGAGAGCAGATAGACGCATACGATTTAATCAAATCAGGCTTCTGTAATACCATTGACGAAGCGTCATTTATTTACTGGACGATCAATAATGCTGGCGGTATGGACGAGATAGACCTTGCAGATTTTGTGCAGAGGCTGAAGACAGTGCACGCCGCCAATGTAGAAGACACAGGAGCAACAGCACAGGCAAACACGCTTGAAGCACCACACGAGGGAAGAGAAGCACTCCTTGACAGACTGGCAAAGGATATGTATGCAGACTACATGGCACTGAATATCGACGAGATAAAAGGCGGAGCAAATACAGCAACGCAGATAAGAGCCGCATACGAGCCAATGAATAACAAGGCAGACCAGTTTGAGTATTGCATTGTTGATTTTATCAACGGTATATTGCAGGTCGCAGGGCTTGAAGACAAGCCGACGTTCACAAGAAGCTATCTGATAAACACACAGGAAGAGATCGCAACAGTATTGCAGGCATCACAGTATCTGAGCGAGGACTATGTAACACGAAAGATACTGACGCTTCTTGGAGATGCTGACAAAGCTGACGAGATCATGAAAGCATTGGACGAAGAAAGCATGGAAAGATTCGGCACAGATGTTGGTACAGAAGGTGAAGAATAATGAGCGACCCGAATTTCAGCATTGACGATCTGCTGGAGCTGTTCGGCGATCAAGGCGATGTTGCACACAAAGAAACAGACAAAAGAATAAACAGAGTGCGAAACCGTCTTGCCGATGAATACAAGCAGGCAGAAAAAGAGCTGAAAAAGAAAACCGACCAGTACTTTGCCAAGTTCAAAGAGCAGGACGAACAGAAGCGCAAGCTGGTACAGGAAGGAAAGCTGTCACAGGAGAAGTATATCGAGTGGCGAAAAAACAAGATGCTGTACGGCGAGACAATGAGGCAGAACACAGAACGTATGGCTGAGTACCTTGCAAATGTAGACCAACGGGCGGCTGACATTATCAACGGTCAGCTTGCTGGCGTTTATGCGACGAACTACAACTTTGCGTCCTATACTGTCGAAAGCAAGAATATTGGGGCATCGTTTACCTTGCACGATGACAGAAGCGTAGCAAGGCTTGCAAGAGATAATCCAAGACTTCTTCCGAAAGTAGACCCTGACAAGGTAAAAGGGCAGGCGTGGAGCAGGCGGAAGATCAATAACGTCATTACTCAAGGCATACTGCAGGGCAAAGCTATACCTGATATTGCAAAAGGACTTTCACAAGTTGTCGGCATGGAATGGAACAGCGCAGTACGCAACGCAAGAACAGCGATGACAGGTGCTGAAAACGCAGGCAGGCTCGGCTCTTATCAAGATGCTAAAAACATGGGAATAAAGCTGAGGAAGCAGTGGATGGCGACACTTGACGAAAGAACAAGAGAAAGCCATGCAGAGATAGACGGCGAAATCGTGGACATAGACAAAGAGTTCAGCAACGGTCTTATGTACCCAGCAGACCCTAATGTTGACGCTCCTGCTGAGATATACAACTGCAGATGCACGATGGTTGCAGACCTTGAGGGCGTACCGAAAGAGCCACCTGCGCAGACTTTTGCCGAATGGCAAGAAGAAAAGAAAAAACCGTTGCACACTGCTGAGGAACGGGAAGAAGCCGACAGAAGAAACATACAGTGGTCAAGAAGTGGTAAAATGCTGAAAGATGCGCTTATTCGCGAAAATGTTGAGTATTTACAACCGAAAACTATGAGCAAAAGAATAAGCGAAGACGAAATAATCAAAAGAATAGGCGGTGGCGATAAAACAAAAGGGTCTTGTGTATCTTTGTGCTATGCCTATGTTGGGAATAAGTACGGGTTAGATGTTTATGATTTCAGAGGTGGTAAAAGTAGAGAAGTTATGTCCTTTTCTTTATATAACACTCCTGCATTGAATAAAGTTTTATCAAAAATAGAAAAGGGCGGCGGAACAAGAGCGGCAAACAAACTGATTTCTACAATCGAAGATGGAAAAGAATACATATTGGGGACAGGCAGACATGCGGCAATTATTAGAAAACATAATGGAAAAGTTGAATACCTTGAATTGCAAACAGAAAATAATAATGGATGGCATGAATTAACAAACGATGTTCTCAAAAACCGTTTTGCGTGTGCGAGTTCATATAAAAGCAACCGCTCAGAACTAATTGATATTGATAGCTTAAAAGACAGCGATGAATTCAGAGAACTTTTGGGATATATAAACACAAAAGAAAAAGATCAAAAGAAAGGGCGTGGTGGTTTTGCAAAATAGTTTTTTTAAGGAGAAGGAAGGAGATAAAATATGGTGGGTAAATGATGGAGATAGAATAGGAACATTTTTGTTTTCATTTGACAGAAAAAAAATATACAGGTTATTCTATGACTACCCGACAAAATTATCGAAAGAAGAAAAACAGATATTTGACAAAGAAAACCCTTTTTGGGCAAGTTACTTAAAATAATTTAACGCAAGTAAGCGTCAAGGAGCGTATGTACTGATGATTAAATACGAATTAGTAGAGGACAATATACCGTCAATAGAGGCGGAGGTTGAAGCGGCTGTAGGCAGGGCACTTGAAATGATAGGACTGCAGGCAGAAAAGCACGCAAAAGAAGCACTAACAAAGCAGGGCGCAGTAGATACAGGCAGACTTCGTAACAGCGTCACACATCAGGTCATAAGCGAAAATGCGGTGGCTGTAGGCACAAGTGTTGAGTATGCGCCGTATGTTGAGTTTGGCACGAGCCGAGGAATGGACCCGAGACCTTACATAAAACCAGCCGTTGAAAACTATCAGAACGAGTATAAAATAATAATTGAAAACGAATTACGAAGGTGATATACTCACGGTAGGAATCGAATGGTAAAGTAACACCTACGAAGCAAAGGAGATTTATAAATGAGTTTAACAAGAAAGTTTTTATCAGCATTCGGCATTGAAGAAGATAAAGTCGACGAGATCATCAAAGCGCACACCGAAACGGTTGACGCACTGAAAGAACAGAGAGACGCATACAAAGCCGATGCAGAAAAACTGCCAGCCGTCCAAAAGGAACTGGACGATTTGAAAGCCGCCGCAGAAAAGGGCGACAAAGACCCGTACAAGGTCAAATACGAAGCACTAAAGGAAGACTTTGATAAGTTTAAAAACGAGCAGAAAGAGAAAGAGACGCACGCAAAGAAAGAATCTGCCTACAAGGCACTGCTCGAAGAAGCAGGTATTTCAGAAAAGCGTATTGCGTCCGTTTTGAAAGTATCTGACGTTGATGCTATTGAGTTTGCCGAAGACGGGAAAGTTAAAGATGCGGACACGCTGAAAGCCTCCATCAAGAAAGAATGGGAAGACTTCATAGTTACGAAGGACACACAGGGAGCACCAACAGCGACACCGCCAGCAGGTAGCGGAAAGACTTACAAGTCCAAAGACGAGATCATGGCGATCAAAGACGTTAAGGAAAGACAGGACGCTATCGCTGAAAATCACGAACTATTTGGATTTTAAGGAGATTAACAAATGGCAACAAACGTAACAAACGCCGCCGAAACCAATCTTATCAAAGCGGCACAGATGAGAAAAGTCAGAGAGGTTGACTTTGTAGAACAGTTTGGCGGAAACATCCTGCCTAAGCTGATGGAAGCTCTCGGCGTAACAAGAAAGATTCCGATGATGGAAGGAACGACCATGTATGTATATCATACCGTTGGCACTCTTCAGAACGGAGCAGTTCCTGAAGGCGAAATCATTCCTCTGTCACAGTATGAAAGAACAAAGGAAGCAGTAGGCGAAATCACGCTGAAGAAGTGGAGAAAAGCGGCATCTGCTGAGGCAATCAAAAAGTCAGGCTATCAGGAAGCAGTATCTGAAACAGATGCAAAGCTCCTGAACGACGTGCAGAAGGGAATCAGAACAGACTTCTTTACATTCCTGAACGGAATCGACGGAACAGTAGTAGGAGCATCAACGCTTCAGGCCGTACTTGCGAAAACATGGGGTCAGCTTCAGGTTCTGTTTGAGGACGATGCGGTATCAACTGTTCACTTCCTCAATCCGCTGACTATTGCTGATTATCTTGCAACGGCAACTATCACAGTGCAGACTGCATTTGGCATGAACTACATCGAGGACTTCCTCGGTCTTGGTACTGTCGTAATGAACAGCAACATTCCGCAGGGTCAGGTCATTTCAACTGCGAAGGAAAACCTGATTCTGTACTATCTGACGATGAATGGTGATGTAGCAAACGCATTTGATCTTACTGCTGATGAAACTGGATATATCGGCATCAAGTCAGGTTATCAGAACGAGGAAAGAGCGCAGATCGAATCACTGATTATGTCAGGTATTCAGTTCCTCGTAGAGTATGCTGACGGCGTAGTCATCGGACAGATTGACAGCACTCCGTCACTCGGTAGCGTAACCGTAACTTCCGACCAGACTGGAGCATCAAGCGGACAGTCACATATTTCCACAAGTGCGTATAGCCTCGGCACAGGAGAAAAGTTCGTATATAAGACAGGAACATCTGCCCCAGAAGTAACGTACGGACAGAAGCTTGGTAGCACTTGGACTAACCTGCCAGATGGCGGAATCATCACTCCGACTGCATCTCACACAAAGATTACAGTTGCGGCAGTAGATGCTAACGGCAGAGCACAGGCGGCTGGAAACCAGACGCTTTCAATCAAGTCCTAAGGAGTAACAAATGCTGAGTGAACTTTGCAAAGAAATAAACAACTGGTTTGAACAAAGAAAATATTTTGGTGAATTTGTGGTTGAAGACGGTCAATTAACTGGTGATTTTTCTTTGCAGGAGAATCAGTATTTCAGAATCGTTGGGAGCGTCTTTAATGACGGTGTTTACAAGTTCGATGATGATCTTGAACTTGAAAACGAGACATTCGACGGAGCGATATGGGCTATGGCTATTCCAAGTGAGGTCATAGCCCTTGCGTCAGACATAGAAGCGTGGAAAAACAAATACCAGTCAATAGACAGTCCAGCGATGTCACCGTATAATTCAGAATCATTTGGTGGATATTCGTATTCAAAGTCAAGTGGCGGAAGTACAAGCGGAAGCGTTGACCTTTCGGGAACTTGGCAAGGAGCATTTGCTGACAGACTTAACCATTGGAGGAAGATATGAGCCTTTTGGACGACGCTATGGAAACGTGCGTCATAATGGACAAGACAACACAGCCCGACGGGTACGGCGGTTATATATCAACGTACAGAGAGGGTGCGCAGTTTAAGGCGGCAATCGTGTTCGACACGTCTATTGAAGCACGGGTAGCAGACAAAGAAGGCGTAACAAGCCTTTATACCGTCACAACGCCAAAGGCTCTGACGCTTGAATACCACGACGTTTTTAAGAGACTGAGAGACGGCAAAGTGTTTCGTGTCACTTCTGACGGCGATGATAAGTTTACACCAGCAAGCGCGACACTTGATATGAGGCAGGTAACAGCAGAGGAGTTCTCACTATGAAAGTAGACATTCTCGGGACAAAATACACGATTGAGATCGTTGACATTAAAAACGAACCTGATGCAAGGGAAAACGATTACACAGGTTTTTGTCTTAAAAACGAGCACAAGATCAAAATCGTTGACCTGAAAAAACATCCCGATTGGGCGAATGACAGCGACGAAACGAAAGAGAATGCTACCAAAGAAACACTCCGACATGAGATTGTTCATGCGTTCCTAAATGAAAGCGGGCTGAAAGACTGCGCTAACAGATGGAACAGCTCTTGGACAAGCAACGAAGAAGCCATCGACTGGTTTGCAATACAAGGGCCAAAAATCATGAAAGCGTGGAAGGAGGCTGGTTGTCTTGAATAAGTGGCAGGCTATAGACGACTTTTGGAATAGTTTTGGCTGGAACGCATACGATGAAAATTCCGTCGATACAGGCTCAAATGCACCGTCGTTCCCCTACATTACCTATTCGGCACAAACGGGCGTTATAGGGCAGGTTTTGAGCCTTACAGCGTCATTGTGGGATAGGTCAACATCATGGGTAAGCGTCTCAGATAAAGCGGACGCAATATCTGAACGCATTGGCTACGGCCATGAGCTTGTAAAAGTAGACGGCGGTTATCTGTATCTGACGCAGGGACAGCCATTTGCTCAGAGAATGAGCGACCCCGAAGATTCTGAAATCAAACGAATTTATATTATACTGAACGCTGAATTTTTGACAGCGAGTTAAGGAGATAAAACTATGGCAAGAATGTTTACAGTAATTCCGCAGGACACATTCGACGGCTTACAGCTTGAAGCAGGTGTACTGCTGACAGACTTTGACCCGTCAGACCCTGCGGTTGTAGACAGCGCAATCGTATGCGCTACGACAGGCGGCATCAGCATTTCTGCGACACCTGAATATACCGATCTTGGCGAAGACGTTGACAATGTACCGCCGAACATGAAAGAGCTGAAGTCAGACCCGAAGTGGACGTGCCAGATCACAACAACTGGTCTTGGGACAACACCTGAAGCGATCAGACTGGCTCTTGGTGCGGCTGACATCACTGCTTCGAGTGGAAAGATCGCACCGAGGTCAAAGCTGAATCAGGACGACTTTGCAGACCTGTGGTGGGTAGGCGATAAGGCAGACGGCGGATTTGTAGCGGCAAAACTTATCAACTCACTTTCAACAGGCGGATTTTCACTGCAGTCCACAAAGGACGGCAAAGGTCAGGTATCGCTGGAATTTACAGGGCACGTTTCAATCGAGGCACAGGACGTGATGCCGATCGAGTTCTACTCAATGGATGCACCGACAGTAACATACACATCGGCGACGCTGACAAGTGCAGGATTCAAGTATGGTGTGACCTACTACACAAGAAGCGGAGCAGGCACAACTGAAAATCCGTATGTCTACACGCAGGTAGCAAAAGACGCTGTATATGACAGCTCAAAGACATACTATGTGAAGACATATTCATAAGGAGAATGTAAATGAGAAAACTTTCAGAAATAAAAGGCGAAGAAGCGATAGATGTACTTGCTGAGATCATTGTACCTATCACGAGCATTGTAAATGACGAAGAAGTGCGTGCTGGCTTCGAAGAAAGTGTTGCCAAGTGCGTTTCTATTGCGCTGAAAGAGCACAAGACAGAAGTTATAGAGATATTTGCAAGCATCAACGGCAAGTCGGTAGAAGAAACACTTGAAGAGATCGACATTCTGTCACTCCCAAGTTACATTATCGACGCTCTTAATGAGCCAGCAATTCAGAGCCTTTTTTAATAGCACAGTCAGAAGAGAGAACTAATGCCTTTTGGCTGTGCTATGGAAGTTATACTGGAAAGAAAGACATTCGCCTGTTCCTTTACTATGTGCAGGCGAATTGTTATGCACAGAAAAAAGAAAAACAAAAGCAAGAGGCGTTCAAGGTCTATATATCCGAAGCGGTCAAATACATAAACGAGATATTGGCGAACAACTTTACAGGGCCGTATATGAAAGCATCATACACAGACCTGCTCAACCCACAGCCAGTAGAAACAAGGAGCGCAGAAGAAATAATAGACGACATACGCAACGGACTTGAAAGGTTACGATAATGGACGCATTAACATTAAGAGGAATACTGACGCTCGACAAGTCACAGTATGACGAAGGATTAGAGAGCGCAGAAAGAGACGCAAAAGGCTTCGGCTCGAAGTTCAAAGGCGCAATGGGCACAATGGCGAAAGCTGGTGCGGCGGCGATGGGTGCGGCGGCTGGTGCAGTTGCACTTCTCGGTAAAAACTCAATACAGGCTTACGCAGACACAGAACAGCTTGTAGGCGGTGTTAAAAAACTTTACGGCAACATGGGAATGTCCGTACAGGATTACGCAAAGACCGTCGGCAAAAGCGTATCTGAAGTCAATGCAGAATGGCAGAGAAACGAAAAAGCTCAGGAGATCGTTCTGAACAACGCAAAAAACGCATTCAGAACGGCGGGTCTGTCCTATAACGATTATATGGAGCAGGCTACGAGCTTTTCTGCGTCTTTGATAAACTCCCTTGGCGGTGATACTGTAAAAGCGGCTGAACAGACAGATGTAGCAATGCGGGCAATCGCAGACAACTACAATACATTCGGCGGTGATATGCAGAATATCCAGTACGCATTTCAGGGCTTCGCAAAGCAGAACTACACCATGCTGGATAACCTGAAACTCGGCTACGGAGGCACTAAGACCGAAATGGAACGTCTGATCGCAGACGCAAACGAGTGGGCTAAAGCAAACGGAAAGGCGGCAGACCTTTCTATTGACAGCTTTTCTGATGTAGTAACTGCAATAGACTACATACAGCAGAAGCAAGGCATAGCAGGCACAACAGCAAGGGAAGCGGCGACGACTATTGCTGGCTCGATCGGCATGGTAAAAGCGGCGTATACTAATTTAATAGCAGGGCTCGCAGACCCCGACGCAGATATAAGTCAGCTTACCAAAAATCTCGTTGATTCCGTAGCGACTGCAGGGAAGAATCTTGTGCCAGCGATAGAGCAGTTCGGTAAAGGATTCGGCAAAGCTCTTACAGAGATCGCCCCAATGATTGTTAAGGGAATCCCAAAAGCGATTTCCACAGCGATACCGATAATAGCGGAGTCTGCATCACAGCTTATTGGTGTAATTGTTCAGACGATGCAAACGGCGTTGCCACAGCTTATGGAAGTAGGCAAAAATCTTTTGCAGTCGCTTGCGGACGGCGTAGGTCAGAATGCAGGCACGTTCATTGAAACGGGCATGGATATGGTGCTGAAGTTCAGCGAGTTCATCAACAACTCGGCAAAGGACTTGATACCTGTAGCATTAACGCTTATCAAGAATTTGGCACAGGGAATCATTCAGAACATTCCTACATTCATCGCTACCGTTCCGCAGATAATATCAAATTTCGCAAATGTTATCAATCAGAACGCACCTGCGATACTGGCAACGGGCGTGTCTATCATTGTCAGCTTGGTAAAAGGTATTATACAAGCAATACCGACACTTATTGCAAGCATACCGCAGATCATCAAGGCATTTGTAGATGTGATCGAGGCGTTCAGCTGGATGAATTTGGGAAGGCTTGCTGTAAGCGGAATCGCTAAGGGCGTAAGTGCGGCTGGCGGTCTGCTGAAAAGCGCAATAACAAAACCTATAAGCGCAGTAAAAACAGCTATCAGCAGTGGTTTCAATGCGGCGAAACAAAGGGCTGTAAGTTACATGAATGCGTTAAAAGATGGTGTTAAAAATAAAATCGATGCGGCGAAAGATGCAGTTAAAAAAGTTGTAAACAAGATTAAAAATTTCTTTCCAATCAGCGTCGGCAAGATATTCAGCGGCTGGATTCCAAAGATCAGCTTAAAAGCGAACAAAAAGGGCGACAGCGCAACCACCACAAGTTCTGTATCTCACACAAGATTCGCAAAGGCGGCTAACCAGCCGTATCTGTTTACACGACCTACAGTATTCAATCAGGATATAGCAGGCGAGACAACAGACGAAATGCTGTATGGTAAAAGCGCACTTATGCAAGACATAAAGACGGCTGTATCAGATAGCGGTGTGGGCGGACAAATGGTCACGATCTACAACAACATCACAGTAAGCGGAGCAGAAAATCCTGAAGACTTCGCGGAAAGACTTGCACGCAAAATGAAGTTAGATATGAGGACAGCATAATGGCTAAATCAACAAAAGCCCCGACAGGGCTTGCAATTTCAAGAAACAATGGAGTGTATTCTGTAAGCTGGAAATGCGGAGATAAGAATTACAGCAAAGGCCAGCAATTCCAGTATAGTATAAATAGTGGCGGCTGGGCTGGTTTGAGTGTTGCGGCTGGCGCACGTTCAAAAGCCGTAAGCTTCAATATGGCGAATTATTATCCTACAAGGAATGTTTATTTCAGCACACTTTCAATTCGTATTAGAGGAAAGAAAAAAGGCGGCGCATGGTCAGCATGGTCTACAATAACTTATACGAATTATGTGCCAAATGTTCCAAGCCTTGAAGCGTCGCTTGACGACCAGCAGACGAACAAATGCACATTCACGTGGAATCTTACGACGGAGGCAACTGACGCAAGACCATATTACCATGTAAGATGGGAAACGATACTTGTAAAAGAATCTGATGTAACAGACGGCTCAAAACTTACATGGAACTCTTCTTCTGTTGGCTGGAACACTGGTGCTGGTGCATACGCAAGCAGTGTGACAATGACAGAAGATACAACGCTTCTTGCCGACGCATCATACACAAGATGGTTTAGAGTGTGCGGTAGAGGGGCAAGAGGATCATCTGCATGGAGATATTCAAAGCACGTATATGCAAGACCATATCAAGCGAAGATAGAATTTGCTGAGATAGCAGAAACAAGCGCAGAGGGTCTTACAGGATATGCGAGATGGACGGCAGACCAGTCTGCATCACACCCGATAGACTATACTACAGCACAGTATCTTATTACAGTACCAAATGCAGATCTTGCTTGTCCGAGCGGAGCGCAGTGGAGTGACATCAATGTATCCGCCGACACAAGCAATACTGATGCGGTAAGATTTTCCATTGACGACAGACTTGACAAAGACGAATGTTTGTTTGTGCGTGTAAATACAGTTCATGATACAAACGTAACTTACAGCGAGCCGATGCTTGCTTCTGTAGGAAGTCTTAGAGACCCGACAGACCTTGGGTATCAAGTAGATAACACGGAACATACGCTAACAAGCGTGTCGGTAGATAACAATTCAGACGTGCCTGATTCGTTCATAGCCCTTGTTTATAGAGCAGGTTCAAGACCTGAAGATGAGGTAGTTGTAGGCATTATACCACACGGAGCAAGCCAGCCTCTTGTTACCCCAGTACAGTGTCCTGACTGGTCGGGTGAAACGGAATTTTCCATAGGAGCTTTTGCGGCGGTAGGCTCATACGAAGCCAATTCTGTAGGGTATACAGTAAACGTAAGGATGCGCTCAGAATCCACTTTGTGGGTAGGCGGAGCAGTCCCTGTAGCTCCTGAAAATGTGAACGTAGTACAAAGCCCTATTACAGGCACAGCGACTGTGACTTGGGATTGGACTTGGAACAAAGCAACGTATGCACAGCTTTCATGGACTGACCATGAAGACGCTTGGGAATCTACAGACGAGCCCGAAGTTTACACGATAACAAAGCCGAGGGCAACGAAGTGGAATATTTCAGGGCTTGAACTCGGTAAGAAGTGGTTTATTGCCGTAAGGCTTGTAAGCGGAAACCCTGATGATGAAAATGCGATATACAGTCCGTGGTCAGACATGAGAGACATTATACTTTCATCAGTACCGAATGTACCGTCGCTGAATCTGTCTGCAAGAGTAATAACAGAGGGAGAAGAAATCACCGCATCATGGGATTTCGTTTCTAATGACGGAACAGGGCAGATAAGTGCGGAAATTAAAGACGAAGACGACAACCTGATCGCACATACAGAGACACAGAAAGAAGTCGTGATAGATACCGAAGCACTCGGCTGGTCGCAAGGCGAAACGCACCGCCTCAGCGTAAGAGTAACATCAGAATCAAACAGAACAACCGACTGGAGCAATCCTGTTTCTATCGTCGTTGCTGAAGCTCTTAACTGTGCTATTTCTGAAACATCACTTGTTGCTGATAGCGAAATCATAAACGTAGACGGCGATGTGACGGTAAGATATTTCAACTCACTTACTGAAATGCCTTTGACGGTAAGTCTGAGCGGAGTAAACAACAACGTAACGGCAACGCTTACTGTAGAACGTACTGCCGACTACCACATGGACAGACCCGACGAAACTCAATTTGATGGTTTTGAGGGCGAAATCGTCTATCTCACAGTACAAAGCACAAACGAAAATATAATTATCAACCAAGAAGATTTAATCGGTCTGCTAGACGATGAAGCACCTTACAGGGTGTTCGTAACATTCAAAGATGTTTACGGACAGAGCATGAGCGACAGTGTTGACTTCGAGGTGCATTGGGATCACCAAGCCATCGTTCCTGAAGCGTCGATAGAGATAGACGAAGAGAACCTTATTGCAAAACTTACACCGATTGCACCAACAGGAACGCTTACAGGCGACACTTGCGACATATACAGACTGTCTGCTGACAGACCTGAGCTCATCGTAAAAAATGCGACGTTTGGCACACAGTATGTAGACCCTTACCCTGCTATCGGAGAATTCGGCGGTCACAGATTCGTTTTCAAAACAGTAAACGGAGATTACATCACAGCAGACAACAACATTGCATGGACTGACACAGGCTTAGAAGAAGGCGACATATTAGAATCAGAAAGAGCAATAATAGACTTTGACGGCAACCAGCTTCTGTTGTACTATAATGTTGACGTAGGACATCAGTGGGACAAAGACTTTCAGGAAACAAAATATCTCGGTGGGTCTGTACAAGGTGACTGGAATGCTGGTGTTAGCAGATCGGGCTCAATCTCTGCAACGATGATAACCCTGACAGACGCAGAGCAAATAAGAATGATGCGAGAGCTTGCGGTATATACTGGCGTGTGTCATGTAAGGACAACGGACGGCTCAAGCTACACAGCAGACGTTCAGGTCTCTGAAGACAGAGACCATGACGATTACGGAAAGCTTGCATCGTTCTCGCTCACTGTCACAAGGGTAGATGCAGAAACACTTGACGGCCTTACTTATCAGCAGTGGGCAGAGGAAGAAGAATGAACTGGGCAAAAGGTTTTGAAGCAACATACTACATGACGCTCGTAGATCGTGACACATGGAAAGATACAGAGCGGATAGAAATAACTGGCGGTAGTGTCAGCAGGTCTGATTCAAATTTGATAGAATCTGCTGACATTGACTGCGTAAGTTATGAGAGGGGCGAACAATGGGTGCGTCTTTGGCTCGATGCAAGACAAGACGGAGCGGACGCTTCACACGTTGCTCTTTTCACAGGGCTTGCTACATCGCCTGCTGTGTCTATCAACGGAATCATAAGACAGAACAGCCTTGAATGTTATTCTGTACTGAAGCCAGCAGACGATGTTCCTCTTCCGAGAGGATATTTTGTGGCAAGCGGTAGCAATGTGACCTTGCTTGTGAAAGCCGAACTTCTTGGAGACACACCTGCACCAGTAGTCATAGACGGTGAAGCACCGCTTCTCGCAAAAACGATTATTGCGGAAAACGGAGAATCAAAGCTATCACTTGCGGCAAAACTTCTGACGGCTATAAACTGGCGTTTCAGGATAGATGGTGACGGCACTATTCATATCTGCCCAAAAGATAATACTGTCGTTGCTTCATTCGATACACTTGACAGTGACGTAGTTGAGCCACAAATCAATGTAGAACAGGACTGGTACAGATGTCCGAATGTTTTTCAGGCTATTATTGACGGCGTCGCATATACAGCAAGAGACGACGATCCAAACAGCGTACTTTCAACAGTAAGCCGTGGCAGAGAGATTTGGGTAACGGAAGAAAACCCAACATTAAATAGCGGAGAGACAGCAACACAGTATGTGAATAGACGGCTGAGAGAAGAACAGACGGCGATCATGAAAGCATCATATAACCGCAGATTTTATCCGAGCATCACGATAGGCGACTGCATAAGTCTGAACTTCCCTGCACAAAAAGTAACTGGCGTATTTAGAATAACATCAAACAATTTCAGTCTGAACTACGGTGCTACCGTAAGTGAAGATGCGAACAAAGTCAGTGATAACGTTTTAGGAGCATGAAATGGCATCAACAATCGACGGAATAAAAAACGATTTGCTTGAAGCAATAAACGCTTCGCAAAGAAAAACCTCTGCCTATGATACCGAAGCGGAAGTTGTAAGGATAGAGGGAAATACCGCATGGGTGCATATCGGCGGTGGTGTTACAGAAACGCCAGTACAGCTTACCATTAACGCACAGAAAGGCGATAAAGTTCAGGTAAGAGTATCGAATGAGGGTGCATGGATAATGGGTAACGCTACTGCACCGCCGACTGACGATGCAAAAGCAAACGAAGCGGACAAGAAAGCCGCCGAAGCAAAGTATCTTGCTGTAGATGCAGTTGACGCCGCATTAAAGGCAGACATTGCCGCACAGGACGCAGTAACATCAGCGGAAACTGCAAGAACAGCCGCACAAATCGCACAGGAAACAGCGGAAAGCGTTGAAGGCATCGCACAGCAAGCACAAGAGGATGCAGACAGCGCACAAGTATCAGCGCAAAATGCATATAATTCTGCGTCAATGGCCATCAGCCAATTATCGGTGGTGGAGAACATTGTTGGTGTGTTAGACCTATTATCACAAAATGGTGACTATGCCATCACAAGTGATACCGAGCCACAAGCAAATAAGTGGTACTTTACTCGTAGTGGTTCTGGCACACAGGCAGACCCTTACATATACACGGTTGTGATACCTAATCCGTCTGACGATCCAAGTTCGCTTGGATATTACGAGTTGGTTGGTATTGACCAGTCAATCCAAAATTATGTGTCATCGCATTTAGCCCTAACTAATGAGGGTCTTAATTTACAGAACGGTGCCACAAGGATGCTATTGTCAACAACTGATGGCATGGTTTTGTATGACCAAAATGGCAACCAAATTGCACAATACGGTAACAGCGCAATTATCGGTGACAGTCTGGGTTTTCATATTGAAATAGACAACACTGAGATTGGTTTTTATCAGGCATCACAAAAGGTTGCTTACATTAATGGAAACAAACTGTATATCACACAGTCGGTTGTACTCCAGCAGATGGATGTTGGCACACCAGTTAATGATGGTGGTCTCGGCCAGTGGTCATGGAAAGTCCACGAGGTCAATGGAGCTAATAACTTATATCTTAAGTGGTTAGGATAAGGGGGTAAAAATGGCAACAGTAACAAAAACATTTGTAGAGGACTATCAATCTTCATATAGATCAACATGGACAGTCAATGTGTCGCAGAGTGATGTAACGGTTAGTAGCAGTTCTTTCACTTTCCCAGTCCCAACGATTACCGCAAAGTATGTATATGCTGGAAAGAAAAATGCTTGGGTGAATACGTATGCGTATGTGCACAAAAACGGTGGAACACAGTGGCTTTTGTATGGCACATGGTATCGTGGCACATCTCCAAATGACAGTACAGCTACTCTGCCAACAACTTCGGGGACAACATATACGCTTTCAACAAGCGAAATGACAACGCCTACACAGTACACAAGCAATTATTTTACCAGTCAAAATCCTACTGTTAGAACAATCCCTATTTCTGTCACTTCAGCGAGCTTGAGTCTGTACTCGCAAGTAAACACAGGTTCTACTGATTCAACCATTAATAGTTATAACGGTACAAGCATACTTTGGGAGAATGTTTTTAACCTTGTACTTGATGCACCGCCAACAGCAACAATCGGCACTCCAACCTATTCCAACCCACAATACGCTGGGCTTGGTGCATATACAGTAACAGTAACGACTGCTTCAGCACGATATGGTGGAAATATAGATTCAATAACTTTAACAATTGGAAACCAAACAGATGTAAAAACATTTTCATCAACCACAGTAACAAATCAGACTTTTACAATTACGCCTTCAGTCGCTGGAACATTTACTCCAACGATAACAATTACAGATTCAAGAGGACAGACAACAGTAAAGTCACTTCCGCAGATAACAGTCAATGCCTATACTGCACCAAACATGAGTTTTGACCTTGCAAGGTGTGATATTGACGGTATACCGCAAGCGGAGGGCGAGTACGGTCTTGTTACTGCGAACATTACTTATGTAGACGCAATAGCAGAACTAACACAGCCGACTGCATCTGTAAAAGATTCAAACGACAGTACTATAATTTCAAGCACGACTTGGTACGAGACATGGGACGCAGTAAACGGAGTTGATGACGCAGTAAATTGGACGAACTACAACCCAACAAGCCCAGTCACATTGTACGCAATAGTATCAGCGACTGGTAGCGAGTTTTCTCCAAATGAATCGTATACAGTCAGCATAACACCGACCGATAACATGGGCGGTGTGGCACAAACAATTACGCAGACGTTGGCGACTGGATTCTTCACGATAGACTTCCAAGCTGGTGGTAAAGAGATTGCATTTGGCGCACCAGCAAACGATGATCTGACACTGCACCCAAACGGACTGTTTAAATGCAACATGGACGCATGGTTTAATGGTGATGTGCACATGCAAGGCGGTGGCGGCAGTGGCACAAGCACGCCAACAGCAGATACAACAGCACAGTGGGATTCAAATGCTCACATGAATTCTGATGATATGTCTGCAGCAGATATTGCTTCATTTGTTAGTAATTTGAATATGCAGCCATCACCGTTTGTTTCGTATGTCAATGTTGTGACAAAAACAGTTCCCAACAATACTACAGTAATTGCACATTCTAAAACATTTGAAAGCGGAACTTGGCTGATTATCACAATCAATAAGACCCTATCTGGCGGGTCAAATACAGCGAATTTAGGACAAAACAGAATATTGAAAGATGGTACACTTGTGTATGCATCAAAAGGTCAGGCTGATACTAGCATTGATATTGTGAATGTGTACGTGTTACAGAATGCAAATAATACAGAAATAGCACACGAATTGTATCAAGTTACTGGAAACAGTCAAACACAAGAATGTACATTCTTGGCTATTAAACTATTGTAGTATTGAATGAGAGGTGAAAGTCTAATGAGTAGTGAATCGATAACAAGAAATGATCTAGAGGCTATTCTTAATGAAGTATTTCCTGCAGCTACTGAAGACATGACGCAAGATCAGATAGATGCTTTTCTTGCAGCGTTAAATATTCATAGCAGCGATAATACACCATATGTATGGAAACTTCAGGCAAGAAGTATAACACAAAATGCAGGGACAAAAGATTATTGGACTATGCCTGATACAATGCTTGCTAAAAGCGGATATACAAGAGTTCCTATAGCATATGGAACTTCGAATAGTTCAGTTTGTCCTGTTGGTACACTTTTGGCGAGCGATAATACTGTTAAGGTTCAGACATACAACTATGCAGGTTCATCACAAACTTCCACACTGTATTGTCTGTATTTATGGCTTAGAGATGATTTAATAGTAGGAGCATAATATGAGTAATGAATTAATAACTGGAAATGATTTAAAAGCTATACTGAATGAAGTTATACGAGCACCACGACAAGGAGCAATATATTCTGCATCTTGGAAAGCAACATCATCGAGTGCAAACAATACTCAGCTTACTAATGATATAACCATCCCAGCTGGAACATATATTCTTATTTTGCTTGGACCTATAGGTTCTGTTGATTATTCAGTTGGTCTTGCAGGAAAGTATAAACAGATGATAAAAAGTGGCGATGCTTTTGTAATACCATATACTTGTAATCAGACTGTTTCATTCCACGCCAGTTCAGCACAATCTGCTGCTGTAACTTTTTCATATACAGAAAGAGGTTCATTAACCGCTGTCCAGATATCTGATCAAACAATAGGAACGAATGTTGCAGACTACATCGTAGAACAAGGCACAGACGGTATATGGACGTACAGAAAGTGGAATAGTGGTATCGCAGAGTGCTGGGGTTATAAACTTACATCTGGCACATTTAGTGCGTGGGGGAGTGGCTATTCTCACGATGTTCCTCCACAGGATTTCCCAACTGGATTATTTGCCGCAACGCCTTGTTGCTTTGTAACGTGCTGTTGTACGGACGCAAATAGCGTGTCAAGTGCAAACGCAGAGTATACAACGAAAGACCACGCTCCCGGAATAACAGTATGGAGAGGAACATCAGTGAGCGGTTCGCACAATTTTGCGTCTTGGTATTATGCAAAAGGCACATGGAAATAAAGGAGAAAACAAATGAACAAAGGAACAAAATTAAGAACGATCTTGAGAGTGTTCGCATCACTTCAGAATACGGCAGTTGTGCTGACTGCATCTGTGCAGGCATTCGCCAGTGAGTATCATATTGGCTGGCTGACGTTTGTGTGGGCAATTTTCGCACTCATCTGCAACTTTGTTGTCGATGTGGTTACGACGTATTACAATCAGGATTACACGCCTGAGGGCGAGACAGGAACACTAACGACAAGACAAATGAAAGAACTGAAAGACTACGAGTGGGCGCAAGCAGAAGAGCCTGAAGATGCGGAGGTGAGCGGAAATGACGACTAACACAGAATACAATAACAAATTCAAATCGCATCTTGGAGAAGGTGGCTCAAAAGCATGGAAATACTGCGGAATGAGCGGAGGTCCATGGTGCTGTGCAGAAGTATCACTTGTAGCAGGCGAGACGAACAAAAAGCTGTTTTACGGCGGTAGAAAATGCACGTACTGCCCTACCGCTATAGCATACGATAAAGCGCATTATGCAAGAGTGCCGATGTACCTTGCTATGGGCGGTGACAGAATCTATTTTGACTGGAACGGTAATGGCGTTCCTGACCATATCGGTGAAGTTGATCATAGAATTTCAACGGATACTATCGCAACGGTAGAAGGAAACACAGGAAGCCCTGCAAGAGTAAGAAAAAAAGAACGACCTGCAAAGTACGTTCTCGGTATTTACAGACCTGAATATCAACCTGTCACAATGCCAAAAAAAGAACGGCTTGTGGTTGACGGCGCATTTGAGTTCAAAAGTATTTATATGCTCCAGATCGCACTTGGCGTAAAACCTGACTGCATACTTGGAAAAGGAACGGTCAAGGCACTTCAAAAGAAAGCAGGCGTAGTTCCTGATGGAGATTGGCAGACAAAGACAAGTCGAGCCGTGCAGAAGATGACTGGGGCAAAAATTGATGGTGATTTTTATAAGGAAAGTGTAAAAGCACTTCAGACGTGGATTAATAAAGTCGTGTTTGGAAATGCCTCTACAAGCTCCAAAACGCCTGTTACAGCGACGAAACCGACAACATCAACAACTACTACCACAAAGCCAACAGCTACGCTGAAATCACACAAAATCGAAGTAGACCTTACAAATCAGATCTGCACGGTATACGGTGTATATTCTGACGGCTCGGTAAAAGGAATCATGTCAGAGTTTGTATCGACTGCACGAAAGGGTTGCACAACTCCAGTAGGAAACTGGAAGATACAGGGTGCATCGGGTGGCAGAAAAGCGAAGTACAGAACGTGCAAACTGAGCGGTGGCAAAACATACGCTGAATACGCTTGCAGATTCACTGGCGCAAAAATGATGCACGGCGTACCGTGGAAAACACGCAACACAAAAGGCTATGTTTACAAAGGCGAGTTCAACAAGCTCGGCTCTGTGGCATCTGCTGGGTGTGTGAGAATGCCAATCAAGCTCGCAAGATACATCTACAACAACTGCCCTGTCGGTACTCCAGTAAAAGTGTTCAAAGGCACAAAAGGGAAGTACCCGATGGGCAAACCTAAAAAATACACAGCAACATCAAATATTGACCCGACGAGGTGAGGCAAATGACAATAACATTGAGCGTAGTTAATATCATATCTATATGCACTTGCATAGTTACGGTTGCGGGAGCAGTGAAAGTATTTATTGAGATTAAAAAGGCATTCATGAAACCTCTGGGAGAAATTGACGAGAAATTAAAATTTTGTGATGAATGCCTGAAGCGTGACAAAGAACGGCTGGACGGCATGGATGATGTACTTGGCGATCTGACGCAATCAATAAATATGCTCGTCAAAAGCAACAGAACGATTCTTTATCATTTGGAAGAAGGCAACCATACTGGCGAGATTCGCAAAGCCTCAAAAGAACTTGACGACTGGCTGATGGAAGGAAAGGAATATAAGAAGTGAACGATGAAAAAATGTATGTGCCATACATCGTCTACGAGGGCGAAATGGCGAGACAGGAACGCCACGTCAAAAGGCTTGTTGTCATGCTTGCGGTTATGCTTGTGCTTTTCTTCGCAAGCAATATGGCTTGGCTTTACGTGTGGAATCAGTATGAATATATCGAAGAAACAGAGACTACCACAATAGATGCTCAGCAAGATGGCGAGGGCGTCAACATCGTCGGCGGTGAGGACGTAAGCTATGGGTCAGATAGTAACGATAGAGAAGAAGAAAAGACGACGCAAGCGGAAGAAGAAAAACGGTGATTCTAAAGGAACACGTATCCGCAAGCGTACAAGGATAAACGTAAGGCAAACATGATAGATTATTCACGCACGCAGATCGAGACAGCTATTGACGAATGGATTGTCGGTAAGAACGCAGAACGAGACAGAAAAATATTAAAGAGGCGACTTATTGACGGCATCTGTTTTGAGCCTTTAGCAGAAGAATTTGATTTATCGGTCATTCAAATAAAACGAATCGTTTACAAACAGGAAAAGAAGCTTTTACGCTATCTTTGATTGTCCTCCTTATATTGGCAAAGCAATTCGCCGTCATTTGACGGCGTTTTGCTTTTATGCTAAAATAAAGATGTTCAGATCATAACGATATTAGAACTCCTTTCTAAAAACCTAAAATAGACGGGGTTTATCCCCGCCTATTTTAGTTTTCGCATAACGCCTTGATATAGTCTCGGATTGGTAATTAGAACGGTGTCCATAAGCTCGTCCATGATTTTCCATATTTCGGTTTCGTCTTTGCCTTTGACCGCCTGAAGAAAATCTGAATCGCCAAATTCACCTATTCCCTGCGGTGGGTCATACGAGTATTCTTCAACTTGCGGTTCTTCTTGTATGTGGTCAAGTATTGTATAGAATGTCGCTAACTTCTCGCAGTTCTGATAGCTTGTCGGCGCATTTTCGCACTCACGTATCGCACCGTCTAATTCTCGCAGAGTAATCATTACATTTCGATTGCGCTGATAGCCTGCTCAATAGCCTGCTTAGCGTTCATGTCGTTTGTCTGCTCCATCATTTGTTCGAGCTTTTCAACCATTTTTTCGGTTTCATCGTCACGGCTGTAACCGCCACGTCTTCTTGGATAAGAGTTTCTTGAATAACGTCCTCTTGAATCCCTACGCTGGTCGTAGCCACGGTACGAACCGCCTCTGTATGAACCACGATTCATACCGCCCATGTTTCCGTTCTCATAAGAGTATTCAGAATCTTCCATAGCCATAATGGTTGCAATAGATTTGATGGAGTGTGTCAGCTTGTCGATCGTATCAAGGCTACCTGCTGTTAGTTCGCCTTTGTCTGCGATCTGCATAAGTTCGTCGCAGAGCATCTCTTTCAGTTCGTGCATATATTCCATTTTATCCTCCTTTCTAAGCAACTCTGTTTATTACAAGGTTTGCGTTCTGTACTTCAATCAGCGGTGTCGGGGTAACTGCTGGGTCGTCTGTCGTTGCATCTACATATTCAACGGACAGCGAGAAACAGCAACCTTTCGGTACGGTGATAAGTGCCGTTGATGTTACATTTCCGTATTCATCTACAGCCGCAGGGGTAAAGATCGCCCTGCTTGTAAGTCTTGGCTCGCCCGATACCGCGATGCTGACCGCTATAGGCGTTACCTCTCCACCTTCAGGTATTGCGATATTGCCATTGAATGTTACCTGATACCTTGCAAAACAGTTGCAGGTGATGCCACGGAGAATAAAAACCCCTGTTTCGTCTTCATGGTAAATATAACCGTTCCGACAAGGGATAGAAGCATTGAACAGAATCGGTGCATTAAGCGCAACCGTCTGTACGGGATTTGCTAAATATTCTGCCATGATCTCACCACCTTAGAAATTTCCGCAACCGCAACCGCTGTTGCATCCGCATCCGTTGTTGTTGCAAGTGAAGATTGGCTGTTCGCCGTAAACTGGGACTGTACCAACTGGGCACTGATTCAGTCTGTCATAGATGCCGTTGATGATGTTTGCGTTCTGTGCGACCTGTGAAGCCTGTCCTCTTGCGTACAGCACTTCCTGTCTGAGCTGTGCGATCTCGTCGTTCTTTGCGTCAATCTTGTCAGCGCAAAGCTGGTCGAGGATTCTCTGTGTTCCTGCCGTCTGTGATGCGATGATGTCTCTTACGCCCTCATTGAGTGCCTGTCTGTCAGCGCAGTTTTCCGTTGCAATAGTGTACTTGAGGTCGGCTGTTCCAAGTCTATTTTCACAGCAACAATCTGCGAACTGTGACTGAAGACCGTTGAAACCCTGCATCATGGCAGTCTGCATTCCAAATGCCTGATTCATGTTGGCGATCTGTCTTGCGTTTGCTCCAGCTTCTACGCCCGAAAAGCCGTTGGCAAGAGCCATCTGAATGTCGCTACAGCAGTTACAAAGCTGTGTTGAAGCATTTGCAAAACCGTTTGACACGGAAGACTGAAGTGCTGAAAGCGCACCCATTGTAGCCTGCTGATCGAATCCTCTTTCGATATCGTTGTCGTTGTTCAGAATCCAAGGGATAGAGCCGTTCCAGCCGTTACCGCCGTTGTTTCCGCCAAAGCCGTTGCCCCAGCCGCCGTTCATGGCAAGGATAAGGAATAATACGATCCACCATCCGTCTCCTCCAAAGCCATTGTTGTATCCGCCGCCTGTTACTGCCGCGAAGTCAGCAGGTGTCATTTCAGAAGTAGTTAATGACATAGTTTTTTCTCCTTTCTTTTGTTGTGATAATTTATAAACATCTTGCAAGAATGTTTCACGTGAAATTAGCGCATGAACTTCTTAAATTCAGTCGCCATGCTTTGTGCTTGGTTTACCTGTTCCTGCGTGATCTGCCCGCTGTTCAGCATTTCCTGCACCTTTTGCTGTGGGTCGCCTTGAAAGGTCTGTCTGAACTGCTGATACTGCTGAATCAGATTCTGCATATTCCCAAGCGGTGTGTTTTTCATCATTGTGTTGAAGATAGGGTTATTCATCGTCTTTTCCTTTCTTTCTTCTGAGGTCTGAAATCGCCTTTTTCAGCTCGTCTTTTGTGACGTAATGTGATAAGTCATCTTTTGTGCAAAACCCTTTCAAATCGTCGTTTTTTTGCTCAGAGGCGGTACGCTCTTTGTAGTCGAATATCCTGAGAGACGGCATGCCTGTCTGGTCTGCTGATTTCAGATACAGACAGTTAGAATCTGAATCCATCAGAAGAACAGCCTGCCCTGCGGCTACTGGGTGAGCTTTTGCGCCCTCTATCCCCTGCACCCAAACAATGCCGTTCTGATTCTGCTGTGCGTTTTGGGGTACGTTCTGATAATTCTGCGGATATGCCTGTGGATAGTTCTGTGGATAAACTGGCTGGTAGCCTGTCGGAAAATAATTGTTGTAAGCCATTTATTTCTCCTTTCTCCAGTAATAGATCGGTATTTCGTCGCCCGAATCCCAAGAATCGTAGTAATTGCCGTCAACAACACAGACAACATGAGTGCCAGTGGCGACAATGAATTTACCGTTTGGGTGATCGTTACAGAAGTCTTTGATGGTGTAACAGTTCGGGCATGAATCAGGAATAATGAATCTTCTGAAGCCGTTGTTGTAAAGGAACTCGCCCCATACTCTATTTGAGGACGGCATATCTTTCATTTTGAAGCCCTGCACCGCTAAATAGATATACGTGTCGTCCCACGGCTTGTTGATCGCTTTAGAGATAGCTCTTACAGTGCAGTCGCCTACAAGAGCTTTGTCGGGATTAGGATTAAAGTTCATATACATTTTTTCTTACCTCCGCCTACATGATGCTTCTTACGTGGCTTTGCTTCTATATCGTCTGCGTACCATTTGCGTATCAGTTTCGTATCATAATAAATGTAACAAAAAAAGTATTTGACATTTTATAAACTGCCCTTTATAATGATTAGTGTAAAATGATTTGCGGTTTGAAAGGAGTTACAAAATGAAAACATTAATCGTAGACGACAGAGAGCACAACGTGAAGATGCTGTCGCAGATGGACTTCGGGCAGTATTGTTACATCGGGGAGCGTCTTTGCAGGCGCATCTCCACAGGGCTGAAAGTGGATTACTTTGACGACGAGCTTTTGGTCAACGACGAAGAGACGGGCGAGCTGATAAGTATAGACAGAAACAAGCTCGTAATGCCAGTTAAGGCAGAAATTCACATCGTAGAATGAAAGGGGCAGTCATGAAGAAGTATAGAATCAGAAAAGGGAGTATCGCAGAGCTGGCATTACCTATCATGGTAATGCTGGCGGTGATCGTTGTCACAGGGCTTGGCAATCATTATATTGATGGCTTATATTAAGTTCTTTACATTCAATAAAGAAAATGATATAATAAAAGAAAACGAAAGGAGGAAATATGGCGAGTTACGATGTATTCAGATACCTGATGTATAAGAAGAACATCAGAAAGTCAGACGTTATCAGAGACACGGGAATCACAAGACCGACGCTTCTGAAATGGGAAAAAGGCGGCGAGCCGTCACTCAGAACTCTGAGGGTGCTTGCAGACTATTTCGAAGTTCCCGTAACGAAGTTTTTAGAAGAAAGGAGTGAGAAATGAAACCACAACATGAAAGGATTCTGCAGTTTATAGACGAGCACGGAAGCATCACCCCGATGGAGGCGTTCAGCGAACTTGGCATCACAAAACTGTCGACAAGGATCGGCGAGATGATCGAGAGCGGAATCAGAATCGAAAAGCACAGAGAAAAAGGCAGAAACAGATTCGGCGAGAAAGTAAATTATATGAGATACACGAAAGGAGAGTAACGATGATATATCCATACACGGCAAGCATATTCGATTCAGATGCTTATGGGATAGATACAGACAGCCCTGAATCGGCTTACGAGATCATTGATGAATCGCTTAGGGCAAAAGATGAAACTGCTATAGACGACGCATTCAGAGAATGGGTTAGAGATATGGCGGGGGAAAATTTTGACACCAGCAGGGGGGGCGGTGAATGGGGGGGAGCATGGGACGAAAAAGACCGGTGTGGGATTTTATAGAAAGGAGAAAAAAAAAAGTTTAAGACATTAATTTAAAAA